CTCTTTAGGTAGAAATCCTACCAAAACCCTAATGCAAGGAGTTAAATCCAAGCACCGAGGTCAGTCCAGGGGCCATAATAGGCCCTCTGTCGTAACCTAAAGTCGACTTCTCGCCCCTGCCTTGGATCAGCAGGAGAATAGTCTTCTTTAGATCCGTTCCTAGACCTGTAAAGCAGTGTTGCCACTGCTCCTTCGAAGTTGGAACTTCGATTCCGAAGGACCGGAACAGGTCTGATACCCCACCCAAACCATCCACACCATCCGTCGATACGACGAATGTGTGGGGCCCTTTGGGCTACGTCCCAATCGGTAACGATTCCTTCGCCATCAGCTGCATGAGCAGGAACGATGAGAAGGTTTCTGATAACTGATGGAACAGCTCGCAAGACTTGCTCCCAGGCCCGTTTGTAGCGCACATCACACCCGAAAGTATGATGATTGCTACGATGGGCCCGACGGCGCAAACCATTGCAGAGCTTAAAGAGGTCTTTAAGCCTCTGGGGAATCTCTTCCTGGAGGAAGGGACGGACGTCTTTCCCTTCGTAGAAGTCTTTACCACACGATTCACGAAACACTCCTTGTTTAAAAGATTTCTTTAGATTCAAATCGAATCCGAAGAACTCAAGGACGTGCTTAACGGAATCGAACGCTTCAGACGGAACTACGATATCGTCACCGTAAACGCTGACCATTTCTGGACAACCGGTAACTTCACACGTACTAGATACGAGAGCCCAAAAGATGAGCGTCTCTAACTCGAACGTGAAACCATTCCCCATAGAGGAGAACTTCTCATACATTATCCACTCACCATCGAGTAGGCCGACTTTTGATCGGCAAACATCCATGGCCTTGTACCATTCCTCCGGGAGGAGAAGACGGACAAGTTCCCTAGCAATAGTATCGCTAGCAGAAGAGAGGTCAATAGTACTGAGAAAACCACGAATCGACCCTTCGCGAGCAAGCTGTTGATTAACAGTCTGGTCACTAAGATCAATGCCTGCAACTGACGCTAAGCGACTTCTGATCATCGAACCCAATCCTAATTGGGCATAGACATTCAAAAGAGGCTCAACGGCAATCGCACGCTCCGTCGTAGCGGTTTTGGGAACGAACATTACTCGGTTACCTGGTACGCAGTCTAAATGCTGACCGTTAACGAATGGCCAAAAGCCATCAATCTCCGTGTCAGTAACAGACCGCGCCCAAGAGGGCGAACTCATTACGAGTACGGCACCCTGTTCCCTAAAGTCATGTGTGACTGAAGGGCGGACTTGCAGCTTGTCATACGCAGATGTTATACCGCGGGCCTTTGGGTGCGTAAAGCTCCCTGGGCCAAAACGACAACCGTCTAACCACTCGGCAAAACGAACCTTTGAGCTAAGAACATTCTGAATCTTCTCAATCGATAGGCAAAATACCTTCCGTATGAGAATATCGGCCCTTTCGGGGTACGATACAAAATGCCTTAGTCTCGAATTCGTCCCCTTACAGCGGGCCTCAGCTTCGAAGAATTTCTTCTTAGCCTCGGTCTCGGGATCCAAACCTTCAACCTTGAAGGGAACCTTTCGAAGAAAGGACACGGCTTGATAGTCGCGTTCGAACTTCTCCCGGTTATTATAGGATTCCGGCGTTATGACCTTTCTAACCAATTGGTTAAGATCGTCATAGCGGAGTAAAATAGCACAAGATAGTGCTACAGGGGTGTCGAGGGATTGATACAGGTCCATGGCAACCCCACGAAGGACGGATAACCCGTCGACCTCGTGACTCTCAACCATTGCGGCGAGAGTTCCGAATAGACTTCGCGTCTGATTCTTCACCTCGCGCTCCTTAGATTGCGTTATCAATGCAACCCTTGGAACGCCACCGAGCCGTTAAGTTAAAGATCTTTAAACAGATCTCAAGAGCTTGGCGACGGTAGCCCATCCTACGAATACGGTGCATCATATCTTGAAAGAGTATCTGGAAATTATTTCCAGACATCCCGTTCTCGAAATTATACACTGCAACTGTTACTTCTTGGTCCTTGATAAGGACTGAGAGTTTCTCAGCTGCGAACAACAATTCGACAGTAGAGCGAGTTTCGCAAAAACGAAAACTTGACATGAGAACTCCAGAGTAATCAGGTAGGAATAGCGCCAGTTTCAGCGGCGGCCTTGACGATAGCTTGAGCCACGAATTCCTTGAATCGGGCCACAAGTTCGTCAACGTTTGCCACAGAAAGTTTGGCGGGGCGGAGGATTTCGAAATTGCCAGTCACTGTTCCGTCCAGTAGACCAGTCGTCCCGTTGACCACAGGAAACGTAAGTTTCCCAAGGGTACGGTATACACCATTCGTCTTGTCTGCCGGAATCTTCCGGATCAGACGAGCACGCGTGGTACCCAGAATAGAAGTCGCACCAGCCTCAGTCCACTCAACCGCATCCTGTTCAACAGAATAGGGGTTGAATGTGACGTTGGCCGCCGCGTTGTTCTTCAGGGTCATATCGGCAGCTGCTGCCATTGGTAAATACCTTTCAGGGGTTATGTACTTGGTGTCCTTGCAAGTTCACGCACTTGACGCACGATCTGACTAAGATCATGCATCGGGAGCTTTTCCAATTCCGCCTCAGGCAGGACGTCAAAAGAGACGCCTTTCTGGTGGAGGATTTGCTGGAAGGCTCTGTAATTCTCAATAAGAGATTTACGTTCGAGTGCTTGTTCCATAGGGTTACCTCATACGGGAAAGAGTCTAATCCTAGACTCGTATGGAGCCGAAAGATCGGCTGTTCGCCCTCAACAACGCCAATCCTGTAACCATCTTCTGCCATGAAGGCAAAGAGAAGTCTACAGGTGGGTGAAGTGAGGACGGGTCCACTGTGAGCTGGCTCCGTGAATACTGCCGCTGTTTTGCTAATCTGGATAAACCAGACCAAGGCAAATAATTATCGTAGAAACCCTGATATCCTGGGAAGGACTCAGAACAACTACCATCAGCGGTAAACATCAAAGAGCTCATGGCTTTTCGCACAGTAATGCCATGAAGAGCTGTCAAACCCTGTAAGTAAGACCCGACTGAAATAAACCAGTCGAATACGAACGAATAGGGCGTAAGCTCCCAAGCCACAAGAGCTGGGTTCGTAAGGCCCAACTGTTGGAGCTGCGATAACTGGGGATTGGATATCTCCAGCCAAAGCTTCACTCTGATCGTTTTTACACGACTAGAGGCGTAGGTAGCACTCTCGAGACCGGGCGGATCAAAGTTCATCCTATTGTTACCAATTCCGGATGAAGTACCTTCGACCACGTCCTTCACAGATTGCGAAACTGTGAATCTCATAGGCCTACCCATTGTTTGCTGAGCAAAGAACTCAGCGGAATTCTTAACATCCATAAGTAACGGCATCCAGCCATACTTATACTCAAGCCAACTCTTATGGAGCTTGCGAGGAGTAATGTTAAGATTCTCGGCGACACCTTTTAAGTCGCCTCGCCTAAAGCTTCGCATCGCAGAATAAATTCGGTTAGCCGAATTTAAAATGAGATTAGAAGTTTTTGCTTTTTCCGCAAACGTCACAGCAAGATTAGTCTTGGCATCGGACACCTTTGCAAGTGCCTTTATCAAAGCTTCATTCTGCATAGACGCTGAGGACCTATGTTCGGGCAAGAAGTCCATACCTTCAAAGTCATTGAAGGCCTCTGGACTACCAAACCCAATATAGGTGATATAGGAGATCTGCGACGAATTGTTAACTCTGATAGAAGCAACGGGAGGGCATTTGCCGTCCAATTGGTCATCAGAGTAACCATTTATCGGAAGATCCCACCCAGACAACGCCTTGAAATTCGGCGTACGGGACCACGATCGATTCCGACTTTTGACGGCGTGCATAAAGCCACCGCCAAGAGTTTGGTTCGAGTATGTTTCCGTAGGCACAAAATTTCTCCGGTTGTTGACTGAGTCTCCTTTACAGGAGAGAGAAGCGAAGGTCCCTAAGCG